GCTTCTGAGCAGCTTCTGCCTGATCCTTTTGCAACAGCTTTTCGGCTGCAATCGCAACAGCGCGGGAAAGCTCGACCTCGATGTCCTCCGGCAATTGTTCGTCCGGCGGGGGAAGCGGAACACCCAGCATCTTCTCGATTTCGATGCGGTACTGAAAAGCAACGTGTTCGTTGATATGCGCCATCATCGCGGCTTGGATGACTTGCGCTTGCGGGTTTTGTCCGATGATTTGCTGCATTTTCGGGTCTTGAATGGCGCTCATGTGAACCTTCAGATGCGCCTCATGATCCTGATACAAGAAGGCTTTGATAGGCTTGCCCGATAACGCTGCCATGTTTTCCGATACGGGATTCATGGGCTTCTGCTCATCTTCAACTGGTATGATCTTGGCAACATTCTTGATGCCTAAGACTTCCAGCATCTGCCGGTGAAGCTGTGGCAGGTCGTAGATTCCCGGTGCGGAGGCGGCTAACTGCAAGGCAGCTTGGTACTGCACCACCCGCTGCGCCATTGTTGAGGCGTTCGGGTCAGACACGGGGATGATGTCCACTATGTCGTAGTCATCCCGCTTGGCTTTTTTGGGCGCATCGACTTCGTAGGAATACGACTCGGGGGTGTAGTCACGGACGATGGCAGCAATGAGTTTAAACTCGTACTTCATCGCGGCATGGACACGGGCTTGTACCGCGCTCATGACCTTTAATGTCCGCTCCAGAATTGCCAAGGTCGTGCCTACCGGGGCTTGGTTGGACATATCGCCAACCTTCAAATCTGCCACCGAGGCGAACTTTCTGCCCTCTTCGACGATGGTATTCAACAAATTAAAGAGGGTTTGAGACGGTTCTTTATATGGCAACGGGACAATCGAGTCCTTGATTGTCATGCCGGTCACATCTACATCGCGCCATTCGCCCGGAGCAATTGGAGTGTCATCCCCCTTAACGCGCAAGTCTTTGGACTTGAAGCCACCCGGAAGGTTTGACAAGGTTCCCGAGTCCACCAGTTGCCGCAGGATAGACGTTGCGCTTTTTGCAAAACCACCCACAAGGTGGATCAAGCCAAAACCGTAGAATCCAAAGCCGGGGATGTAGATGTAGTGCGTGAAATGCATCCGCTTCTGGCGGGTCTCATCATCCTCCAGATAATTGCGTCGGATTGCCAAGACTTCACCGGTAGACGCGATAGTGATGACGTAAGGCAAGGCAATCCCATCCGGGTCTTCATACCCCGGCAGGTCATAGTCAATATGAACCTCGTACAACAGGTAGCGGTCATCATCGACAATGTTGACACCGGCTTCTTCGTCCTTCTTTTTCTGAATTTCGGTGATGTTTCTGGACGGTGTTTCCAGTTCAATATCGCGGTAAAACCCTGCGACTTGGAGCTTCTTGATCTGGTTTTCGGTCTTCCTCATGCGATGTGCAATCCGAGGGGAGGACTGCAAATCCGATGCGCCGTAGGGAACAATGATGTCCTCTGCCGGTATAAACATCGCGACCTGACGATTGATGCTTGGGTCGAAGTAGACCTTTTTAAACGCGCTGCCGGTAATCGGCAGGTTCCACAGCAAACGCTCATGTTCGTTGCGGTATTCGACCATGACCTCGGTGAGTTCATAGTTCATATCGTCCTGAACACGGGCGGCAGCTTCTTCCTTCTCGCGGGTGATCTTGCCGATGATCTTGGTCTTGACGGGACCAGACGCCGGGAATGTTTCCAGAATCGTCTCGGACTGAAACTTGACCACGGATTCCGACAGGATCGGGTGGTAGACGCCACACGCGCCGTCCCAAGGTTCCGTCCTTTCATCGATCCTGAGTCCTAGCAGGTCAAGACCGTCCTTGTAGGTACGCTCCCAGTCTTTGCGGGAGGTGATGTCATCCTGAATAAACTGGAGTAGTTCGTCAGAAATAGACTGTAATTCACCTTCCGAAATGGTCTCGGCAAGGTTTTCGTCAAAGGACGAGGTCTTAACCTCAATCTCAACGGCAGGTTCATCGCCGTCTTCCATCTCGATTTCAATCTCAACCTCCGGGGCGGCTTGGTCTTCCATGCCAGTGGGGAGGGAGTAGAGGGACTTTTCAATTGCCATAGTTGATTCCTGTCTTGGTTAGTTCCACCTCTTTAGAGTTAGGTGGACTCTTCGGCATAGCAGCAACACGGTGTGCAAAACGCAGACCTGAATGCTCTGCCCAATGGACGAAGTCAATCACTTCATCGGTTGTCGGCGGTGAATGGGGCGGCAACTTGGCAACTTTCTCAGCTTCTTGTAATAGGTACTTGTTTAAACGCTTTGCTGCTTTACGGCGTCGCCACCATGTTGCGGGTGTTTTGATGGCGCGTTTCAAGCTGAAAAGCCGCCAGCGTAAGTAATCCATTCTCCAGCGCAGGTACGCTCGCAGCGTCGCTCGCGTCAGGCGCTCAGGCGGTGGTGTGAGCCTGACCCACATTAGTAGTACGCTGCCTTTCTTGGGATAAACATCCGGTCTTCCTCATCGGTTGCCAGCGTGATAAAGCCGCCCTGCCTGAAACGCAGAAGGGCTTGGGTGGTCGAGTCCACCAAGTCATCATGGTCACCGTTGGGGAAGGACGCCAGCTCCTCCACCAGTTCATCTGCCCATCGGGTTTCAGGTCGCCATACCATGCCGGACGCAAACAAGTCAGACACGGCGTTTACACGGGCAATCTTATCCGAGCCTTTGCTTGGTGTGTACTCCGAGATGGGGATACCCATTCTCCTCATCTCATAAATCAGGGGCGCTCCCGCCGCCTTTTTTTCCACAATGAGGGTATCGGGGTTCCATTCTTTCCAGAAATCAAAGGCGGTTCGCTTGAGTTCGGGGAACTCCATGCGCTCTTTGAAGGCGTCGAGGACGATGATGTTGGCGACTTCTGAGCCTTCAACGTCGCGGTAGAAGACGCCCCATGTGGTGCAAGCGGAATAATCTGCGCGGTTGCTTTTTTCAAAAGCCGTATCCCAAGATTGGATGATGTAGTCTACCTGTGGTGGACGATCATTTTCCCAAACTTGCCACATTTCCCGCTTGATAATCGCGCCCTCTTCCGAGGTGGGGTTCTGTTGGTACTGGGCTTCCCACTTGGATACGGGCAATTCTGCCTTGATGGCTTCCAATTCCTCTTGTCGCCAGAATTCCTGCCAGAGGGGTTTGCCGGACGGGAGCAGCGCGGGCAGTTCAATGACCTCCCACTCCTCCAAATCCTTCTTCATGGCGGCGTTCACAATCTGACCGGTCAAGTCCCGCTTGGACCAGCGGGTCATGACGATCACAATCGCTCCTCCCGGCTGGAGACGCTGGCGCGGACCCGAGGAATACCACTCATACACACGGTCATACACGGCAGGATTGCCCTGCATCGCCTCTTGTTCCGAGTGCGGGTCATCAATAATCAAAATATCCGCACCCTTACCGGTCACTGCACCGCCGACACCAATCGCGAAGTAGTCACCGCCCTTGGAGGTGTTCCATCGACCGGCGGCTTTGGAGTCTGCCGACATTTTGGTGGGGAAAATCTCCTGATATTCCTGCGATCCGACCAGATTTCGCACCTTTCGACCGAAGCCGACTGCCAATTCAGCGGTGTGTGCGGTCTGAATCACCTTCTTTTCGGGGTACATCCCCAAAAACCATGATGGAAACAGGTAAGAGGCGAACTCTGACTTGGTATGCCGGGGTGGCATATTGATAATTAGCCGTTTCAGTTCCCCACGCGCCACCCGCTCGAAGGCATCTGCCATGATTTGGTGGTGTTTTCCGGGGATAAAGGCTGACCACATCTGCCGCACGAAGGGCATGAAGTTCTGCCGACAGCGTTCGCGCTTGTCTGCTTGCAGCAGGGTGTGGATTTTCTCGATCTCGGGAGAACCTTCCGGCAATTCATCCAGCAATGCCAGATATTGCTTGATCTCCGCCCGAGTCAACAGGTCACTCATAGTGCCAGCATCTTCTCGACGGAGCGGTCTCGGAGCTTGATCGTCCGAAACTTATGCGGCACGGTGGTCAGGAGTCCATTATCTTCCAGATAACGAACAATACGATGGATGTTGGAGCGCGACTTCAGCCCCAAGCCGGTCGCCACATCCTGCATCGAAGGGGCAAAGCCCTTCATTTTGATGTATGCCTGAATAAACTCCAGCACTCTAAGCTGGCGTTGGGTCAACTCAATCACTGCTGCCCCTTTCGGTTTAAACGATAGGGCGCAGTTTAAACACGAACAACCGTTCGTGCAAGCAGTTATTCGTTTAAGAAGAAAAGCAATGCGGTAATTGCAACGCCAATCACCAATCCTGCCCCAATCATAATTAAGCCGATCCTCGACATCACGATCCCTACGTCATACCAATTCATCTTTCCTCCTTACCAACGGCGGTGGATAGGCTCCCTGAAAGGGAGTCGGGTATCGGGATTCTCTACCCATGCTTCGACAATCAACGCCATTGAAGCCAGCGCCACGATCACATAAAACAAATAAATTAGCACTCTCATTTCGTTATCACATCAATCATTCTGCTGTAAGCCGCCTTGCTCTCCGGGTGCGTCTTGGCGTACACCACTTGAGAAGCTACCTCGTACACCTCATACAATTTTCGCAACAGCATTGCCGCTTCCAAATCCTCATCATGCCGTGCCGTCTCCTCCAACAGCACTGCCAGTTCTTCAGCCCTATTCATGCGTCTGCCTAATAAACTCTTCCCACTTCTTCTCCCGGATGGCATGAGCCATTGCCAAACCTCCGTACCCAATCACCCCCATCTTCTCAACCGCTGAAGCAATCTCCTGCCTCTGCTTGTCCAGCGCCAACTCCACCAACTGCATGACCCCTGCGGTATCGCCCTCAATGAACGTGTCTTCCGGGATAAATGCCTTTCCCGTCCAGTGCATCTTATTCACCTCCAGTAACCCGCACTCCACCATCAATGCCATCAATTCCTTGACCGTCATACTCTTATCCCATTGCACGGCTTCTCCTTTCCCCACGAACCCACTTCTCCGGCGTGTAGGCACTAGCCCCAACAAATACCGCCAGCAGCCACCACCAGCCACTATGCCCCAAGACAAACACAGCATACCCAGTCCCACCCAGCACCAAACCCTCAAATACAAGGATGTACACAAGGTACGTCACATACGCTACCGTGTTAGTCATAGCACCTCCAAAAGCTACATGATAGTGCCTC